AGTGTATCGCGGGACCGTATACGATTGCTCGGTGAACGGATCGAAATACGAATAATCGCCCGTCTGCTCATAAGTCAGGGAGCCGTCGGGCGTATATTGATCCATCATTTGCATGGCGTTGTTAGAAACAGCCGTGCCGATGTTCGTGCTCGTCGCTGCCGCCGCAGTCTCACGCGGATCGGGCGGCGTTGGTGCGCTAGGTTTGCCCATGGTCGCGGCCTCCGTTATTCATCGGGCTTTCGGCCCATTGCTCTGCCGTCAGCGTGGCAAGCACGCAATCGCGTCCCCGGCCCATCAGGCGAGGGATTAAAAACTCATCCGATCCAAGTGCGCGCCATATCCGCTGCGCTGGCGTGTCGGGTCTGTATCGAGCGACAACCATCTGACAAAAGCCGAACGGGTATCCGAGAATCCCCGACATAACCGCCCGCGTCATCCAGTGACGGCTAGTCGCCGCCGCCGAAAGCTCGATCACCTCGGATTCTGGCGACCAATCGTGATAGACAACGCCCGCGATTAGCCCGGCCCGGCTCGTGACGCCAATCGCTCGCGCGTCACTCCACCCGCGCTCGCACCCGTCAATCCGCTCCGCCACCCAATCGGCCACAACCGCGTCGCAGCCCATGAGCATCTTCAAAGCGGCGACCCTGCCTCAAAACGAATTTGAGTTGACACGATTTCAAAGACGGGATCGCTTGTTTGGCTTGACGTAACGGAAAAGCCCGGAGCAAGCGCATATCCCCGCGCGCCCACCGTTTTCCACACGGTTTTGACTTGCCGCACTGTTCCGCCGCCCCACACAAACGCGCCCCACACGATGCTGCCCCAGCGGGTGCCATCCTCAGCCCCAAGGGGCGCGGGCGCGGTAATCTCGCCAACCGCATAATCAGCAAGGGCGCGAGCGGTCAATTCAAACGGCTTGCTAACCCTCGCGGAGACGGCAACGCGAGAGGCAATCTTGAGCCGCCCGTCATTCCCGCCCTGCGCCTTTGGGATGTAGACGCCGGAATATTGCACCCCGTCATCTGTGCCCCCCGAATAAGCGCGGTAAACCGCCCCGTCGTCGCTTCCGAAATACAGCCGGTCATTGCTAACCGTGCCGCACCGAACATCCCAGCCCGTGAACCGGCTCCACGCGCCCGTCCGAGCGTTGGCGATAAACGCTTGTGGCGTGCCGCCCGCTGCCGCAGGAACGCCAACCAAGAGCATCGCCCCGGATTGCCACAGCGTCGCGCTGATAGGAAAAGACCCGGCGCGGCGCTGCACCGACACCTGCCACTCGTCCTGAATGGGAAACGTCGTGGCGTCACCTTGAAGCGCGGCCCGATCCTTGCGCAGCGCGCCCGCGACTGAAACGATTCCGTCCTCGGTCAGTATCGCTAGATCACCGCCCGCGCGGAAGTTGGCGTGCTTGTCCAGCGGTTCGCCGATATCGTAAACGCCAGCAAGCGCCCACGTTGCGGCTGATCCGGGGTTGTTTCCCTCGTAAACCGCAATCTCGCCGCCCGACGACACGAACACGCAAACGTCGTCAATGCCGTCGCCCGCGTCGAGCGACCAAGCGCCCCCGAACGAAATCGTTCCCCCGCGCCGGAACACGCTGCCAAGGTCAAGCTCGGACGCCGCGCCGCCGATGCTTTCGGTCGGGAGATACCAAGCGCTCTGCGTTCCCTTTTCCGCGAAGAAAAGGCGCTCCTTAAATGACCACACTTGCGTAAGGTCGCGCGTGTCAACATTGGTGATGGCAACCGCCGAAGCGCTGGCCGTGCCGCTTGGAATGTTGGCCACAGCCGCGCCCGCTGCGCTTGTGATCGCCTCGTTGTCCTGAAACGTCCCCGTGATTGCGCCAACCTTCAAGATGCCCGCTGTGGCGGTTGTCGGCGCGATGCCGATGATTGCCGCCGTAGCGCCGGACGTGCCGCCTGTGACCGTCTCACCGGGCGCAAACGCCGCCGTGAGCGCATCATATGTAAGCGCGAAAACCTCAGCCGCCGCTATGGGGTGCCATGCCGTGCCGTTGAAATACTGCGCATAATCCGTGCCGTTGACGGCCACCAGAAACTCACCGCCTGCGCTAGACATTTGAACCGACGACCAATCGCCGGAGCTTGTGCCCGTGACGGCGGGAACGGGTGCAGCCAGCGGATCGACCACGACCGAGATGTTGAAGATTCCCACCGCCGTTGACGCAAACAGGCTTTCGGTTGCGCTGCGGTAGGTCATCAGCCGCACGACTGACGCGCCCAACGTGGCGTATTTCACCTTTCCCTTGCGTAACTCCGCGCCCGATGCGGTGACAAAGAAGTTATCTAGGACTTCGGCGGCGTCTGCGGGCGCGCCTAGCTGCGTGCCACTTCGAAGCCATCCGCGAACCGGGGCGGGAAAGGTGAACGTTGAAAAATTTGGCATTAGCTGCTCGGGATGAAGTCAGGGACCGGCACTTGCCAAGGCCGCATAGACGGCGTTGCGCCGTAGCTGATAGTCCGACGCCCGCGCGTGTCGTCGCTCATGCGCTGCATGTGCATTTCATATTCCCGCAAAACGTCTTCATATGCCAGCCCGTTGCGCCGCCGGAATCGCCACACAATGCCCGACTCAAGCAAGCGGCGCGGCAACAGGGAAGCGTCGCCCGCATCGGTCAGCGCCTCCTTGAACGCGCCAGCGCTTGAGGCGACCCAAAGCTGCGAGACATAGGAAACGATCATCTCAATCGCGGCGGATGGCTCGTCATAGAACGCAATCGACCAAGCGCCGTCATAGCCGCTCAGCCGATAAAACCGCTCCGCGCCTGTTGAGCCGATTTCCTTGAGATTGGTCCATTCGCCGTCTGACGTGATAGGCCAGGCCCGCCGCCGCGTGGTTGTCGTCTCATAAACCGCGAGGTCGGACCGCGCCAGTCGCCGGAAGTCGGACGGCAGAGCATAAACCTCGCTGCCGTCCGACGGAATCGTGTATTGCTTGCCGATTGGCGTGGGCATGTCGATGCGGTCGAGCACGTCCTCAACCGCTTCCAACAGGTAATCGTCGCGCAGCCCGACATGCTCCAACTCGGTCGCCGTCAGCCACGACGAAGGGGGCGTGACGCTGCAATGTCGAGCGGCGCGGTTTAGGATGTCAACGATTAGCGTCATGGTTTAAGCCGCCTCTGCTTCGGCCTTCGGGGGCGGCCACGGCGCTTCGGGGCGTATCTTCGGCGCTGTCGGCCTGCATCTCGCGCAGCATTTCCTCCATCGCGGCAATCCGGTCGTTAGCGGCGGCAAGCGCCTCGGCGGCGTCCGATCCACTGCGCCCGTCAAGGAACGCCCGCGCCAGCGTCTTGAGCCTGCGCGAATCCACGAACGGCATTTTTTGCAGCGTGCCCTCGCTCGCGTCGGCCAGCTCCTCGACCGTTCGCAAGTCCAGCTTTCGCAGAACCGCGACCTGTTGCGGCGTTACGCCCGCCCAAGCGGGAAGCGGCGTGCCCGTCTCAGGAATGGCCTGATCCTTGCGCCATGCTTCGTAGGCGGGGCCTACCATGTCCCAGCGCATTCGCAGCATGGCGTAGCTGTCGCCCTCGCGCTTTTCCTCGGGAACCGCGTCCGGGTCCAGCTTCGCCACGCGGTGCCAAGTCTGCATCTTTTCAAGGTTCTCGCCAGACGGCGCGAGCAACACCTTATCGACGCCGCGCCCTTTGGCGTAGTCAGTCTTAAATTCAATGATCCGCATGGCGTTCCGTCCTTTCGGGAGAGAGGAGGGGCGGGAGCCGCAGCACCCGCCCCGCTTGGTCAGTCAACGAAGCAGCAAATAATCTCTTTGTCCGAGATATCGCCCGCGATTGCGCACACGTTGTCAGTGACCGCAGTCACAAGGTCGAGCGTGCCGTCCGTCGCGCCGGTAGCCGTGAGGTTGGAGCCGTCCGAGCCTGCCGTGAGAGCGATTGTGAGCGTCGCTGCCCCTTTGGTCTGAATCCAGCCATACTCGCCATCGCCGGGAGCGCTCATCAGGACGCCCGCGCCGATAGAGAGGCTGTCGGACACGTCCGAGGTGACGGTATCCAGCTTGTGACCGTCGAGCGTGTGGTAATAAGCCACCTGCCCGACAACAGCGGCAACAGACCCCGCGCCAGTGTCATACTTGACGAACTTGTAGCGCTTGCCCGCAAATCCGTTATAAAGCGTGCCGACGCTTGGAGTCTTGCCTTCCAAAAGCTGGGAGGCGGTGTAGCTTGCCGAAAGATCGGCACCGATCATGGTAGTCATAGCAGATTTTTCCTTTCGGCGATTAGGCGGCGTCGAACAAAATGCCCTGACGTGCGCGGTTGGTGGTGATGAGGTTGCCCATCCAATACATCGGAATGACAACGGCATCCTGGTTGGTCGGCGTCTTTTCCTTGTCCATCGTCCAAGACGCTTCTTTGTGCTGGCAGAGATAGAGGTAGTCCGTGTTGAGGAAATACATCTTCTCGTCAGTCGTGCCGAAGTTCGTGTTATCGTCAAACACGATATCGGCGGACTTGTATTTCAGCGTCTCGAATCCAGCGTTCGCCATTTCGCTTGACGCATAACGCTGAAGCTGCTGTTCGCCCGCTTCATAGAGCGAATACATATCGTGGGTCGTCACGATAAGATCGGTCTTGTCAGCGCCGCGACAGGTCGAAAGCCAAACCGCGTTCATGTCGGCCTTGAGCGAAACCGCGTTCGCAGCGCTTGGCGACGCGGCGAGGTTCGTGCCGGTCATCTCACGATATTGATTCCGCCAAAACGCCCACGTCGCAGCAGCGATGCCGCCGACCGTGCCCTGACCGTCGGTCTGAATCAGGTTGGCAAGCCCGCTGATCTGGTTGTCCAGCGTGCCGTCGGAATACAGGTCAACCGAAAACTGATTGGCGGCGGTGTTCATCGCGTTTTTCTTGCGCGACTTCACGAGCTTAATCATCGCGGCCTGGCCCGCGTTCATTTTAAGCTCACGCCCCGACGCGGTGACGTGCATCGCGATCTGCTGGAACGGGTATTTCGCCGTGGTCAGCACGTCGCTGGCGTTAGGTGTTCAGCGCGTCGTAACCCGAAAAGCGCTGATAGGTGCCGTTCTCGGCGTATTCCAGCCGTTCGACAATCTCATAACCGCCGTCTTCGGAGCGGATATTCCCCTTCGCCTTCATGCGGCGCAGGAGGGCGTTGTGGTTGCTCACGTTGTCGGTGACACCCTGCGACCAAGCGCGGTCGGTAGAGGTAACCATTTCCGTGAACACGGAGGAGGGCGTTGCCATCTCTCAGAGTCCTTTTATTTTCGTGCGGCCCGCTGGAAGATTGCGGCGAGTTCATCGTCCTCGGAAAGAGGGCGCGCCTTGCCGGTCGGGCCGGACTTGACATTGACGGATTTGGCTCGCATCGCCTGCGCGGCGCGCTGGGGGTCGGGCTGAGGTGGGGCCGGTTTGGCGGCCTCAGCTTTCACAGCGGGAGTCTTTGCATAGATTGCGAGGTCGTAAGCCTTTTGAAGCACGTCCTTACCGGAGGCGCTGTCGCCAAGCATCTGTTTTGCCACGGGGATAAACCCAGGAATGATCTGCTCAACATCTGCCCAATTCGGGGCGCTGTCGGCAAACCGCTGCACTTCACTTTGCGCGTTGGATCGCGCCGAGTGTTGCTCGATGGCGGAGTTAATGCGCTGCGGGTCGCTGGCCTGCTGAAGCTCTCGCTTCAACGCCGCAATCTCGCGCTGCATCGTTCCGAATTGCTGGCCCTCTGGCGTCGCGGGCTGAGCGCCTAGCGCCTCGCCAATCGCCGCGCCCATGCCGAGGGCATTGATCCGCGAAACAAACGTGCCCACAGGGTCGCGCTTGAACGCATCGTTGAATTGCGCGAGTTCGAAAACTTCGCTTGCCACCTGCTCGGGCCGCATATTCGCAAGGCTCGGCAGGTCTTTGACCGCTCGCACAAGTGAATCACGAATGGGCGAAATGCCCTGAATTTGCCGCCCCTGATCCGCAAGCCGGTCGCTCATTTCCCGCTGCGAGCGCTCAATCTCGGTTCGCGCGGCCTCGGGAATCGCCGCCCAATGCTCTCGCACGGCGCGAGGCAGTCCGCTTGGGGCCTCCACCGCAGGCTCGTCGGGCTTGGCCTCGGCGGTGACCTCCTTGTCCTCGCCTTCCTTGGCGTCGCCCTCGTCGCCCTCGTCGCCCTCGGCCTCGTCCGGTTCGGCAACCTCCGGCGCAGGCCCGGCCTCGTCGCCGTTCATACGCTGATAGATGGCCGAAAGCGCATCGTCCTCGCTCGGCTCCTCCACTTGGTCGATTTGATCGGTGGGAATGGCGTCGCCCGCGAGTGCTTCCGCAGCCGCGCTAAGGTCGTCGGACATGGTGTTTCCTTGGTCAGCGGTCAAGAAGATGCTCCGCGCCGTGCTTTTTAGCAAAGCGCTCGTTTTTCAAGCCGCGCGGGCCTTTGCGCAGGCCGTTGGCGTCAACGCAGCCGTTTGACTCAAGGTCATACCGGCGAGCGCGCCGCCCCTCAACCCATCGCCCGTCGATCGGGCTGGCATAGCCCGGAAGGTCGCCAAACGTCGCTGGCAGGGCCAGGGGCGCGTCAGGCGAAGTCATTGCCTCACCCGTCGCCTTGTCCACCATCCGCCCCGCGCGATAAACGAAAACCGGCATATCAGTATCCGAGCAACATGGTCGTGGCCGTGGTGTTGGTGCTCATAACCCGATCAAACGAGCCAATCACAAGCTGCCCCGTGGGCACGCCAACAAACGTCACCACATCGCCCGTCGCGGTTGACCTTACGGCAACATTGCCGCCAACGCCGACATACACGCCGCGACACCCTGCGATATTGGTGGAGTCGCTTGGCGTGCAGGTTTTCCAGTTGCTCGGCGGATCACTAAGTGCGCTCATGAGGCATCTCCAATTTTGACAGCGCGCTGCTGATCTTCTTCCATGTCAAGCTCAGCCGCGACCTTCACGGCGTTAAAATCCGCCTCGGCCTCGCGGAGGCGTTGATCGTCGCGGCGCAGGTCAAGGTCGGCGCTCTTAAGCTGAACGTCCAGCTTGGCCTTCTCGACCTCAAATTGCAGGCGCTCGGTTTCCAGCTTTTGCTTGCTGGCCTGAGCATCCTGCTCCATCTGCATCGCGGCCTTGGCGGCTTCCTGCTGCGGATTCGGAGCCGGGTTTTTGGCCGTCTCTTGCGCCGCCTTCACCATCTCCTCAATCGCATCCTCAGCCGACTTGCCGAGGCTGTAACTGCGAGCGAAGGATGCGAATATCTCGATCATCGGACCAACGGCCCCAGGCGCAGACTGCGCAATGGGTGCCATCGTGGCGAAGTATTGCGCGGAGGCATTCAAAAACTCCGCCTTTTCCTGCCGCTGCGACGTGGCGTCCGCTCGCACGGTGCTGTCGCTCTCAACGTCAATCCGATAATGGTCCATCGGCTTTTGAAGCAACCGCTGCGCCTCGGGCGGAATCTCTATGCCAGCCATCTTTTGCAGCGTCTCGATTGAGAAGTGCATGGCGATGATTTCGGCTGTGATGACAAACAGGTCGCGGACCTGGCGCTCGATAAGCCGCTGCATTTTCTTAATGCGCAGGCTTCCCCATTGCGTTTTGATATTTTGCGCCGTGGCCGTTTCGCTTGCCGCGCCCTGACCGCGAATGATATCGCTGATCCCAGTGATCTCGTAGATCCCCTGCTTGACCTGTTCACGCGCCACGTAAAGCTCACGCAGCACAAGGATGGCGTGTTGAACCGGCCACCACATAATGGCCTTGTCGATGCCGCCTACCGCTGCAATCCCCTCAAGGTTGGCAATCGGAACAAGCGTGTTGTCCTCTTGATCGGCCAAGCGCTCAAGGTCGCCAGTCGGCCCCGCAACGAAGCCCACGACCTTCAGCCCCGATGTAATCGCGCGAATGCGGCGCGTGACTTGGTCAAGCTCCTGCGCGAGCGATTTATAGACGGTGTATGGACAAATCGGCATGATCCGCCCGGTCGCCCGGATTGGCTGCACCGGCAACGCCATCGGGAAAAACCCGCTCAGCCCCATCGGGTCGCCTGTCACGCCGAGAACCTTAGACCCGTCGTCAGTGACGAAATACACGCTTTGCGTTTCGCGGCACCAAATTTCCCAAACGTCTAAATCGAAATCATCATCGCCATATGACTCGCCTTCGCGCTGTTGATCAAACAGGTCGGCGTCAATCTTTTCCGCCTCCTCCTGCGTCAGGCAATGGCGAAACGCCACCCACGGGAGGTCTTGCAGCCGCTTGGCGTTGCCGCACCGAAAGTCGCGCCACGAGACATTCTCGAACATCACCCGCTCGCCGACGACCTTCGCGGGCTGCTCCATCAGGGTGATTTCGCCCGTGTTCGGGTCCATCATCTCCATTGGCGGCTGCGGCTCTTCGCTCGCGTCGAATTTCACCCTGACGACGCCACGCCCGGCTAGGAAGGCATCCTGCGCCAGCGCTTCGATTTCAGCGTCTAGGCGGCTGTCGTCAATCTGCACCGCTATGGCACGCTCTAGCAGGTCGCTTACCAGCTTGCCCGCCTCGTCGCGGTTGTTGTGGCGCGGGCGAATGTCCGGCGATGGCGTGCTGTTGTAGATCGCTGGAACGATAGTTTCGACGTTGCTGTGGAGAATGTTAAAATCGGGAATCTCGCCGCGAGATTCGGACGAGGTATCGACGGTGTAAGCTTTTTCAGCGGCTTCCGCCTCGTCCATCCAGTCTTGCTCGCGCTTCTCAGCCGCACGAATACGCTCGCACCACTTTTTGCCAAGCTTGCGCAGGTCGTCAGGCGACATTTTCGAAGGGCCTGCGCCCTTGCCTTCGGGCGCGCTGTCGTAGTCCATCAGTCGGCCCTCCTTCTCGCCTTCATGCGGGCCTCGACGGCCTCGCGCACGCTCATATTCGCCCGGATCACGCCGCTATCGTCAACCGCATATTGCAGGTCGGTCTTTTTCACTTCGCGTTCTTTAGGCGCGACCACCTCACGCCACGAAAGCGCTAGGTATCGAAAGGACGATCCGATGTGTTCGGCCCAATCCTTAACCGGCGTCTCCCGGAAACATTTTCGCTCATCGTCCCAATCGCGCCTGTAGGACTTCAGCCCGTCCAGGCCGGTCCCGCAGCGCGAGGCGAACACCGCCGCGTTTATCGTATCCCGCCCGGCTTGCAGGCCGTCAGCGACGCTCACACGAGGCACGCGCTTAGGCTTGCGGCCTAGCGACTTGAGCGTGTCGTATCGCGTCCGCTTGCTGCCCCACTCCGTCACCATGATATCGTGCGGCACGTAGTCGGTCCCGTTGTAGCCGCGCGCATTAAGCCACTCGACCCAATCGGCCAAGTCGTCGGAGTCCGGGCTGTGAAAGTCCACAATGCGAAGCTGATTGCCGATGACCTGAAAGCACCATATCGGGTTGTTTGCGCTTTTGCCCAAATCCCAAGCCGTATGAACCGGGTGATCGTGGTCTACCTCAACCTCTCGAATGCGGTCCTCCCTCTCGGCGCGGGACATTTCCGAACCCCAATAAGCGCCGATTTGAGCGCCCGAGAAGCTGCACAGATATTCTTGCTCGAAGATGGCAAGCCCAAGGTCGCCGCCGTAGATGGCGCGGTATTCCGCAAGAGCCTCCTCTAGAGCCTCAGCGGTAACCGCGCCCGTGTCGGTGACGCTGCTGATTTCCGCAAACCATTTATCGCTGCCCTGAGCGTGGTCAAACATCGCCTTGCAATGGTTGTTACCGCGCGGCGTGCTAATAAACGCGGCCCACCCGCCATTTTCCTCGATCATCGGGCGAATATAACCCCACGACGACGGATTGGCGAGCGCCCACTCCGAGAACACAACGCCAGCAACGCCAGCGCCGACGAGAGAATCGTACCGATCCGACCCGACGATCTGCCAGGTCGCGCCGTTCTTCAAGCGCAGGAACATCTCTTGATCGTTGCGGGTCTCCACCACTTCGGGCGGGAAAGCCTCGTCAATGCGCCGCTTGCCAGTGTGCGGATTAACTGCGGTCCACAGGGCTTTCCGTCCTTGAGCGTATTCCGGGAGGCAATGCCAGTAAGACGCTGGCCGTTTCAGTGCTAGGTCTCGCGTGACCGTAAGCGCGATTTCGTCCTTTCCCCAGCGTCGGTGAGCAATCTCGATGAATCGCTTTTTCTTTAGCGTGATCCACGACTCGTGAAGGGCGCGCTGATAGCGGCGGACCCTGAAAACGTGTTCTGTCACTCGCTTTGATAGATCGTTTTGAACGTGATCCCGATTGCGCCGTCCTCGCCCGTCCCGCTGATTTCAACGGATTGCAGGTCTGGCATCACCTTCTTCAGCAACGCAATGCCGGTCGCCGCTTGCGTTGCGGAAAGCTCAATATCTCCAACAGCATGGGAGATTAACCGATTGAGGATTTGAGAGTTTGCGATTTTACTCCGATGCTCGTCGGACATTTTAAAACCGGCGGGGCGACCACGTGCTGCCATTGGCGCTATCCCCAGCGCTTAACGCGGCGGGGCCTCCTAAACGCGAAACACCCGCGCGGCATTAACCGGCGGGCGCAAAAGTAGAGATTGGGCAAACGGTATCGCAAACGTCGCAGCGCGTCAAGCGGTTACGCCGGGCAATAAAAAACCGCCCCCCGCGTTAGCAGGAGGCGGAAGTCGCAACAGGATGAGACAGGCACATGACGACCCGACAAGGCCAATGTTGCACGGGTCGCGCGGGCGGTCAAGCGTCGTCGTCATGCGTTAGCCCCTTTGAAAAACACCTCTAGCACCACCAAGGCGGCGCGCGCATCCTGCCACCACACATATTTAAGATCAAACCCGCGCTGAGGCTGCCACTCGTCAATTAGGAAAGACTCCGCCGCGCCCCTCAGCGGGCCTAGCACGCGCCCGCACTTGGTGTCTCGCTGCTCGATCCTGGCGGCGTATTCGGGGCCGGATTCGCTTGCGCCGTATCGGGTGAAATCAAGCGAGTCCCGACCGCTGGCGCACCCCCGCACCGCCATCGCAGCACGGCGCAGCGCGATATACTCCTCGCCGGATTGGAACATCCGCTCGGTGATGTGCCAGTATCGTAGCGCCCGGTGTAGCGGCGTCTGGCAGTCGTCGCGCCACACCGTGGGGCCGGGCCGCATCCCCCTGGCTTGCCGCTCAGGCGTTGGCGCGGCTTCGGGTTGCGCTAGGGTGACGTTCTCCACCGCTGCCGCCTTGCGCGCTTTGGTGGGCGACGGCTTCCACGGACGGACGGTCATGCTTCGCCCTCCATCAGCGCAATTTCCGCCACGATGGCGTCGCGCATAATCTCCAAACACCGCCAAATCGCTGGCACGTCACGCGCCCAAGCGGCAGCCCATGCCGCGCGAATAATCCGACCGCGCCCATCGGTCATCTGCCTCGTAAACTCGCTTGGCGTAAAGTCCGGCTCGGCCATGCAGGCGAGACTTACCGGCTCCCGCGCCATCGTCTCAATCAGGTCATCCGCCCAAAACAGGGCCTTGCGCAAGTCCTGCAACTCCGCCCCCTTCAGGGGCGCGCGCATCACGTATTGCACGATCTGCGCGAGCGGACCGCACAGGCAGCGCGAGAGGTTGATGACCTCAATCGGGCCATCGTTGTAATGCGCGGCGCGCGTCACGGGGTCAAACGTCATTTCGCGTTCCTTCCTTCCCTGGTATGCTCGCGCCAGAATTTGACACAGGCGGCGTGCGCTTCCTCACGTGTGTCACGGATCGAATGGCTGTAAACCCCGTTGCAGTAGAGGTGAGCCATCCAGCGCCCGTCCTCACCGTGCCACATCGTGATGCGCGGAGCGGGCGCCACGGGGCGGGGTGCGGGCGCCACGGGGCGCGGAGCGGGCATCATGCCCCTCCCCCCATCAAAATGTTTTCGATTTTGTCTTTGTCGGGCCACGGTTCCAGCAACAGCTTGACCGCCATTGATAGCGCGTCACGCTGATTTGTGATGGCGTCGAATTCATCAATTTCGTCCAACGCCTCTTTGAGTTCGTTTTCGACCGACGCGTGGTCGTCAGGGTCGATCGCCCCGGCCCGCAGGTCGTCCAACTCATCCCAGACAAAGGCGAGGCTGGGCCAGCGCTCCCGGTGATGGAGCGTGCTGTCTGGGTCCATCCGCGCGCAGGCGGCGTGCGTATCAAATTTGTTCCGGGGCATCTGCATGGTGCGTCTCCTGTTGCGTTCGGCCGATATTGCCACTTATTGCCGGGGCGTGCAAGGGGGAAGTGGTCAACCCCTGAGAAAACAGGTCAACCACGGAAAAAATCTTTTGATGCCAATGCATTGGCGCGCACAGGGTTGACAGGGTTGATCTAATCGCAATTTCCTTGGAGGGCTACCATAGAAAAATAATGCTATTACCATTCTATAAATTATAGCAATTATAGACCACCTTATTCTTTTTTCTGTCCATAACTCTATAGATAGATCAACCCTAGTCAACCTTACCGCATCGTCTTTCAAAATCAATGCTTTAAGGCGGGGTTGACCTAATCAATCGGGGTTGACATGGAACACCCCACAAAGAAAAAGCCCCGCCACAATTTAATGGAGCGGGGCTTTAATTTAACGGCAATTTATCGGCGCGGTATTAGAGGCATCACATTCCCCCCGCACGACGGGGAGACGTAAGGTTCCGCCCCACGCCCCCTGTCCCAGTGCTTTGATCCCCTTACCGTTTTGGACACGCGCCACCCCGCACCTTGCAGATAGCGGGCCACCCGCATCGACAGCGACTTGTTGCCTGGCGCATCTGCAAAGAGCGCTAGGGCCACACCGCCAGCCGTCACAGGCCCCTCCTGTCCGCGCAGCCAGTCAGCGACGCGGGTCTCGTCAATGTCCACCGAGCGGGCCGCAGCCTGCTGTGCCGACAGGGTTGCCGACTCGCCCTCATCAAACCACCACGCCGTGCCGTTGCGGTATAGGTGCAGCGCCTCAGCCCATAGCTGCCCCCTGTCACGTTCGATCGCCGCGACATCAACGGTCGCCCCCTCGATCATCTGAAGGGGCCAAAACCGCCGGTTGCCCGTCTCGTCCGACAGATATTCATTGCCGTTGACGGTCCCGGCAAAGACTGTCTGGCGCGGATAGGTTTGGGTGACATGCCCATATGATTTACGGTAGCTGTCGCTCGTGGTGGAAAGGAAGTTTTTGACGTGTTCAATGTCCTTGCCGCGCATCGAGGACAACTCGCCGATCTCCGCCACCCACTTGCCGCGCAGCCATTCCTTGGCGTCTTTCTGGGTCATGTCAGGCATGTCATTGCCATACCACTGATCACCGACCAGCGCGGCCAGACCGCTTGATTTTTTCTGCCCTTGGTTGCCCGCAATGACAGGCATCGTATCGACCTTACACCCTGGGTGCATCACGCGGGCCACGGCGCCGACCAGGAATTTTTCACCGACCGCGCTCAGATATTCAGGATCTTCAGACGCGCACGGAAAATATGCGGTGAACAGCCACCCGGCCCGGCTCACCCCGTCCCATTGCAGGCTTTCCAGATATTCCCTGACCGGGTGGAACGTATTGCCGGCCGCTGCCGCCTGGACGCCGTGCCGGACCGTCTCGACCCCGATGGACGGAAACAGGTCGCTCTGCATGATCTCCATGACCTTCAGCACGTCATCGTCATTCAACTGCCGGGTGTCAGGTCGGCGCAGCCAAACCGCGTCATCAAACAAGCTTTTGGCAAACGTCCCTGTCCAGCCTTCCTCAGTGCAAAGCACCCGCTTGATGTTGGTCATGTTCGGGACAGGGCCGCCGTTCTTGTCGGCGATCAGTCCGCGCAAGTCCATGGCCGCTTTTCGGCTGCCTGCAACAGACTCCTTGACGGCAATCTGCATTTTTATCTTGACGCCTTGGTCTTTGCAGTAATCAAACACGGTTTCCCGATCAACCGGGTTCAGGCGGGCTATCTCGTCGGCCACTGTGTGAACCGATTCGTGCGGATTTTCCTGTATCTTTGCACAGATCAGATCGACCACGCTTGCCGCCCGTGGCGCCGGTGGCATCCCGGTCGGCGGCGCGCTGGGCATCATCCCGGCCGGGACATGCGACGGGCTAGGCATGTTCATCAGGCGGTGGCGCGCACCGATGGCTGTCACATCAGCACCGGCGCGCTTGGCCATTTCAGCGATAGTCGCGATGGTCGAACCACCACCCTTACCCTGCGTAAAGCTGGACCATTTGCCCTGCACTTCACCAGGTTTGTGGTTCGCCCCGCGTTCTGACCATTTGTCGGCCAGGTCCATGCCATCCTCAGAACCGTCGGAGGCATCGTGAATGGCAGATAGGATCGTCTGCCATCCTTGGTAACCGCCCGCGTCCGGGTCGATGTATGCCAGCATTTCCTCGACCTCGCCCAGCGCGGACGGGGTGGCGCGGCGTGGCGCGGGCATCTGCGACGCGTCAGGCGTAACGAGGTCAATAAGCCATTGCGGTGCGTCTACCACGGGTGACGAGTTCACCCAGATATACCGCCTGCCGTCAGGTTTGGCAGACGGCGGTGCAATGACCATCCCACCTTCTCCACGCACGTCAAGCCCGGGACCGGGAACATTGTTAGTGTTTCGGATTCCCCCTGCGGATGGCCAGTTGAAATACAGGTGACGGCTGCCGCTAGGTGACTCTGCTGTCAGCGTCTCAGGCAATGGCCCGTGTTGCGCCACAAGTGCGGCGAGGCTTGCAAACCCGTCGCGGGCGTGACCCTCAGGCGTGTCTATGTCCAATGCCCATATGCCGGATTGCGGACCAGTGACGATTGCCACGTTAGCGTTGGGCCATTTGTTCCAGTAATTGACTACATCTTCAGGTTCGCGTGTGGCCCCCCACTTGCGCCCAAGACGGTCGTTCTTTGCCGACATCAGGGATTTCTTCTCGCCAATCGGTGCGGGAAACACGCTCCAACCGCGCGCGACGTAAGCCTGCGCTGCATCGATCATGTCAAACCCCACGCATCGTAGTCCACAGCGCCAGCGGTCGCTTCCTTTATGCGCCGCGCCAACGCAAGCGATGGGGTTTGTTCACCGTGCCTCAGGCGAGACATATGCGCGTCTGAAACACCCACCTTGCGCGCCAGATGGCGGGCTGTCCGGCCCTTGAGATAGTCGTTCAGCTTTTCCATGGTGTCCCCTGCGCGGTTGTGCTAGGTTTACCACTATGGTAAGCGTTGCTCACCGAGTCAACCCTCATAAAGGACTACAGCGATGACAGACCTGTCAAAAATAGCCGAAGCACTTTTGCTCATTGCGGGCGAAGATGAATACTCCGAAACACGAACCGGACTTGACAAAATTTCCGGCGAAATGAAACGCGCAATTGACCACCGATCTTCTGACGCGGAACGATTGGCCACAACCATTGCGGACGCCGGAAATTCAATCGCCGACGCACTCAACCGAATCGCACAAGCAATGGAGCGCCGAGACTAGCTTTACTTTGCCAGCACCACCCGAACCGCCTCGCGCAACTCCGGCATTGTGAAATAATTTTTCACGGTGTCGATGCTGGTAGGGGGTGAGCATTTCCGGGCCACGTCATTGCGCGTCCAGGAATTGACACAGCCTGACGACGCCCGCGTCAAGGCGACGGCCGCCCGGATTATCACACCACGACGGTCATCCCGCGACATTCTCACTCGTTCAGCCATTGTTCAGACTCCTTTGGGGCATTATTGCCATTTATTGACTGTCGTGTCAAACCCTCATACCGACACCGACACGCCCAGCGCCTCGGCTTGTGCAAAGATCCAGCGGCCGCATTCAGGCCAACCGTCGCCAGTCAGCGTGTGAGGCGCATGATGCTGCGCCCACATATAGGCGTCCAGCCGATCGGCAAATCTCAGACGCTCGTATTCGTCTGGCGTCAGGTCAGGCAACCCCGGCCAGATACGGTCCAGCGCGGCACGCTCTTGCTCGTGGATCACCGTTGCGCCCTTTGTCGTGGATGGCACGTCACCGACCACGGATTCCCCGTCGTCATGCACCAACGCCCAGTGCAGCAGGGCGCGGGACGCATCTGGCCACAACTTCAGGATGACGCGCGCCACCCGCCCGCCATGTCCTGCCAGTGTGTCAACGGTCTGCGCCAGATCGGGATTGGTGTGCCAGCGGCGGACGAAACTGGCCCGGAATTGCTTGTCGATGGTCATGCTATTTTCTCCCATGGTGCGCGCGCCAGACTGACGCCGTTTACGTGATTGAGGCGCAAGCTGGCCGCTCCGTTCGGGCCGTGTAGCGCGCGGCGATGTTCGGCCCGAACGACTGCCGGACAACCCGCCTGCGTGCCATCAGCCAGGACAGCGAGCCTTGAGCGGCCGGAACGCCCCCGTTCGCGTGGTTTGGAAAGAGCGCACTCGCCACGTCCCGCACTGTGGCGCCGGGATGCTGCACCACGTAGGCATGAACCGCATCCGCTACGGGTGATAAGAGTCGTTTCATTGGCGTGTCGCCTCCATAATTGCATCCCTCAATTCCAGCGCCGCCCGCTCTGACAGCCCTTGTGCGCTCATCACATCCACGCCGAACCGGAAAGGAAACGGGCCTGCATGGCTGCATCAGAGTCACCCGCCGCCAGCCGCATCCCGCCCCACCGCTGCATCGCGTCGGATAGCGACGCCTGCGCCGCTTGGTTTCGGCGGTGTCGCGCCTTGATTCCCGCGGCCACGATCGCCGACGCGCCGTAGGGGATGGCAGGCTCGGCCGCTTGGATCTTGTCGGCTCCGGCGCGCAACGTCGCCAGCAATTCCAGCGACATTTCCGACAGCACTCCGTCCACCTGATCAGGCGATGACCGTCCGGCCGGCACGTGGGCGGCGCCGCAATAGGGGCATTTGAACACGACAGCTTCATATGTCAGCAGACATTCATGGCACACCCTGACCGGCACCGCATCGGGGTTGCCATTGGTCTTGCGCGTCTGGTCCTGCCAGAGCGTCCAGGTGCGTGGCGTATCGGGCAGGCCATGCTTGGCCGCCATGCGCACCACGTTGCCCACATGATCGATGATGACCCCATGCGTTTTGCCTTGAAACGGCCTCAGCGCCCGGCCAAACTGTTGCACGAACAGCCCGAAGCTTGCCGTGGGGCGGGCCATTATGACCGCCTCGCACGCTGGCACGTCGAAGCCCTCGCCGAACAGATCGACGTTCGTCAAGATCCGCGTTTCGCCTGTCTCGAACCGCGCAACTTGGTCCATCCTGTGCCCATCATTGTTCGTGCCGTCCAGCGCCGTGGCGGGCACGCCGCGTGCCCTGAATTGCTCCGCGATGTCTTTCGCGTCCTGCACCCCTGACGCAAAGACGATCGCTTGCTTGCCCGGAATGTGGGCCAGATAGCTTTCCACCACGTCGCCGATCATCTCGGCTTTTTGCGCGGCCTTGGCGGAATTTGCCGTGAAATCGCCGGTCTTGCCTATCTGCAAAAGCGCTTCGTCAATGCCGACCTTCGGGGCGAACACGCGATAATCTGCCAAGCTACCCGCATCGATCAAGTCCCGCATACCAGGCCCTTGGACCAATTCGTGAAACAGCCCGCCTTGATCAGCGTGCAGCGATTTGTCATCACCCCGGCACGCCGTCGCCGTGACTCCGAGGCCCTTTGCGTTGGGAAACAACGCGGCGGCAATCCCCCACTTGTTGTCCTGTCGCCCGTGGTGCGCTTCGTCCAGCGTCCAGCGCCGGATTGAGTTGCACCATGCGTCGCCCGGCTTGAACCGGCGGATCAACGTATCGACACCAGCCACGCTGACCGATGCGCGAGGGTCGTAAAAATTGCGCCCCGTGGCCGCGATGTGCAGCCGAATGCAAAAGTTGATCACCGACTGAGGCGCGATGATGTTGTGATATGTGCCCATCGTCGCATAGGTTTTGCTGATCTGGCCGACCAATTCCTGCCGATGCACGATCGTGCAGGACCGCTCGCCGTCAGCGTTCAGCTTGCTAAAGGCGACAGTTTTCCCGGCGCCGGTCGGCATCACCGCCAGCACGTTGCGCGCCCCGCCGTCCCACTTGGCCCGGATGTCGTCGATCAATTGCGTTTGATACGGGCGGAGCGTGAGGGTCATTTTATACCCAGCGCCGTCTTATGGCCACCGGTCGTGCGGGTCACGCCATACGCCATGAAGTGCGCCCGACCGGCGCTCGCATTTTGAGCAAAATCACAGGCCAATGCGCGCACGGTGCCAACCTGCGCTTCAGCCAATTTCAGGGTGTCATACGGTCCCGCCAGAAAATGGACGCGCGGCCCATCAATGGCGGTCACGTAAAATTTGCGGGGTGCTGGGGGCATGTGGTTCACTGCTCAGGCTCTTCGCAAAATATACCGCATTCAAAGACTAGGTTTTTCATCGGCCTGCCGATCGCATTTTCTGGCAATTCGTCCAGAAACATTCTTTTGCCTTTGACCCTGACCAATCTGACGCCTAATGCACGGGACTGCACCGCGCGTCTCAGGAAAACCTCAGGATCAGCGCGGCGAACGTGGTTCCAGTATGTCGGGCTGGTTGCCTTGACACACCCTATGCAATTTGCGTTCGGGTATCCGCGCAAATAGACGGCTGGCAATGCGATGCCCGCCGCAGCGATCAATTCAAAGCATTCCAGTTTTGATATGTCAGCTTCGATCAAAACTGGCAGGACGTTTTCCCGCTCCGTCAACATAAAGCGATCTGACCGCTTCTTTTCGTCGGAAGTGAAGCCCAAAACATGCCAGTCCACACGATTTTCACGCTCGAAAGATTCTCTCGCCTTTTTCTTGAGTTCTACAGTGCATGGTGCGCCGTTTGGAAACGACATCCCCTTGCGTTTGGCCCAGACAAATTCTGCGGACGCTTCAGGCCACTTTGGATTTTTATAATGGATTAGGGGTTGCCCTACCCATTCTGCCACATCGCGCGCGAACCGCTCGTTGTCCGCGTCCTCTTCTGCCACAGGATTATTTACGGCAATCACATTGCACTGATTGCCGTAACGCCTGACGGCCTCTTTCCAAGCTACGGCGCTGGCAGCGCCGTTGGAAAACCACACTACAATGTTGCTGTCGGGGGCTGGGTTTGATTTTTTCATGCCCAACCCTAGGCCGCGCCACGCCCCCGCGTCAAGGCTAATAATAGGTATTTACAACCGGCCCGGCGCGGGCTATTAACAGATAATATCAACCCGCACCGGAGACGAAAATGCAAATTACCTTTGACCCCCACAACGCCCAGGAATGCGCCACGATCGCCCGCCTGCTCGGAACCGCCGCCACGGTTGAGAAGGCGCCCCCAGCACCGGAACAGCCTGACACGCCTGCCCCTGAGCCTGTCACGGTGCAGCCCGACACGCCTCCTGCCCCTGAGCCTGTCACGGCTGGCGCCTTGGACTGTCACGGCATGGCGCATGATGATGCGATCCATTCCAGCCCGCCCAGTAAGAACGCTGACGGATCGTATCGGGCGCGGCGCGGGCAGAAAGAGGCGTATGACGCCGCGGTTGCCGCAGCGAAGGGCGCGGCACCTGCCATCCCTGAGACGGCCCCCGTCTGCGTGATGCCCACGCCGATCCCGGCCGCACCGGCCCCTGCCACGCCGCCCGAGCCGATCGAGTATAAGGCGATGGCGGAACGGTTTGTCGCCAAGATGCAAGACCCGGACGGTCTGCCGGCCGATTACGAGACGATCTATGCGGCGCTTGGCATCAGCTACGACGATCTCGACACGAACCAGACCAATATCGCACGCCTCAGCGCCTATATGGACGCTGTGGATGAGGGCGACGACCACGATCAATGCGTCCGGCACGCCATGAGCGCCGACTGAGACGCACCGGGCGGGCTGTTGCGGCCCGCCCATCACACATGACAGGGGATAAACGACCATGACCGACATCCAGACCCGGCCCAGCGCCGCGCATCGCTGGACGAAATGCTCCGCGGCGCCGTTGTTTGCCAGCCGCGCCGGGCCGCAGCCGTCCAGCGATGCCGCGCGGGAGGGCACCTGTGCGGCATGGATTGCGGAATTGATGCTGACCGGTCAGCCTGCGGATGTCGGCATGACGCACGAAAACGGCTGGGAAGCCGACGCCGCCATGATCGATCACATGCGGGAATATGCCGAGAGTTGCCGCGCGGATGGCGGCGAATTGTGGGTCGAAACACTGGTCGAGTTACGGCGTCATATTGCCGGAACGCCCGACTGCGTGACGCTGGCAAACGGGGTGCTGACCGTGCGCGATCTGAAATACGGGTTTCGACTTGTGGCGCCAGACAGCCCGCAACTGATTATCTATGCCGCGGCCATTTTGCGGGCGCCGCCCAAGCGAATCCACACGATCCGCACCGAAATCTATCAGCCGCGAGGTTTTCATCAGGACGGCCCGCGCCGGTGGATCGATTGGACGCCTGACCAGATCCGCGAAAAAGCCGAGTGGATCACCCAGCGCGCGGATGAGTGCTACAAGCCCGAGCCGATCGCCACGCCTGGCGCGCATTGCATCTATTGTGACGGGGCGTCAGGCTGCGTGGCGCTGCAACAGACCACCGCCACCGCGCTGGCCATTGCCGAGATGACCGGCCACCGCGACCGGACGCCTGAAGAGATGTCCCAAGCGCTGCACTTCTACCGCGACGCCTTGGATATCATCACAGCAGCGGCCAAGGCCACCGAGGTTGAGGCCGAGGCGCGGGCCAAGCGTGGCGAGCGCCTGCCGGGCTGGGGATTGATGCCCCGGCAGGGCAACACCCGCGTGAAATTCCCCCCTGCGATCATCAAGGCGTTGACCGGGAAGGACGCGACCAAGACCGTGCCGATGGGGATTGCCGACCTGAAACTTGCAGGGTTGACCGCCGTGCAATTATCCGTTATTACCGAAAGGCCAAGCACGGGGCACAAGCTGGCTCAGCTGGACGAGGACACCTTGGCCCGGCAACTCAAGAGGGGGAAAACAGGATGAGCGGAGCCGGACACAACTCGATTGCAGGGGAGGAAATCCTGCAAGTGATTGAGCGCATCGAGCGACTTGAGGAAGAAAAGTCCGAAGTCGCCGGTCTGGTCAAGGAGGTTTATGCCGAAGCCAAAGGGCGAGGCTATGACGCCAAGATCCTGCGCAAGCTGATCAGCGAACGCAGACGCGCCGCTGAGGATGTGGCCGAAGAGGCCGCCATTCTCGATCTATACCGGGAAGCGATCAAAATGCCGACCGGACCCCGCCACCCAACCAATGACGGAGACCACTAATGTCACGCCACACAGAATACGGAAATTCCCCGGTCGGCCGCCTCATCTCAGGCGATCCGTGGACCAAGCAGACCACCGACCAGAGCAACCGCCCGATCCCCGAGGAAAAGCAGTCATATGGTTTGCAGTGGCGATCGAAAAGAACGCCCCCGGCATGAACGAAATGCTCGGCTTGCTTTTCAAGGCCGCTCAGGCCGGATACGCCAACGCCCCGAACGTCATGGCTCAGATCAACGCAGGACTGGCAGCCGCGGCGTTTTCTTGGAAAGTGGTTGATGGCGATGAAATGCGCGCCAACCCGACGACCGGCCAGCAGGAATTGCGGTGGAAGCATGGGGCAGGGTGCTGGATCGCAAAATTCTCGACCACGCTGCCGATCGCGTCGGCGAAATACCACGGCGCCGTCCCGACCTATTGCGACCCGTCCGAAATCAAGCGCGGCTATTACGTCACCGTCCCGTTCTCGACCTCGGCCAACGGGAATCAAGACCATACGGCGGGCGTCTATCTGAACCCTCAGACGATCTGTCTGGTTGGCTACGGTCCTGAGATCGTCGGCGGCCCGACGCTCGAACAGCAACTTGGCGCCGGTCCGGGCGCCTACATGCCCGCAGGCATGACCAAGACGCCTCAGGCTCCGGGCGGCGCGCCTCAGCCCGCACACACCGCACCGGTCCCGTCTGGGATGCCCGGCCCCGCACCGGTCCCGTCTGGGATGCCCGGCCCCGCACCGGCGCCGTCCGGGATGCCCGGCCCCGCACCGGCGCCGTCCGGGATGCCGGTGGGAAACGGACATGGGACGACGCAGCCACCGCCCAGTTCACCAGGTGGGGCGACTGCATCCCCTTCTAATTACGGCGGGTATATGGCACCCCCTGCGGGTGGCGGCATGCCCGGCGCCTGATCAAACACGGGGCGGGCTGTCATGGCCCGCCCTTCACACATCAACAGGGAGACCGGCGCATGACCACATTCCAACCAGGCGACCGAGTGCGCCACAACCCGACCGGCGAGAAATGGACGCTGGCCGTGGTCTACGGCTCCTATGTGACGCCTTTCGGGTCAGGTTACGGGCGCCTCGCCGCGGACTGCACACTGATCGCGCGGGACGACACATGCACGTGCACCACATTGGCCGAACAGGACGCATGCACCAAATCCTGCGATGCGGTGTTGCTGTGACAAATTGGAACGATTTTGCCTACGATTTGGAATGCTATCCGAACGTGTTCAGCGCAGTGATCGTTCACGCTACCAGCGGCACCGAATGGATATTTGAGGTATCCGACCGCGTGAACCAGTCCCGCCAGTTGCTCAATTTCATTCATGCTCTCGGTCAATACCCCGGCAATCGAATGGTCGGTTATAATAATATCGGCTATGATTACCCGCTACTGCACGCCCTTTTGCGCCATGACTCCTTTACCGCCGCCGACGCATATCAAATATCTATGGGCATCATCGAAACGCCTTGGAACGATCGGTTCCGCAATACCGTCTGGGCGTCTGACATGATCGTGCCGCAAGTCGATCTGTTTAAGATTCATCACTTTGATAACCAAGCGCGGCTGACCAGCCTGAAACAAATCGAAATTGCCTTGCAGCTTGCGCACGTTGCGGATCTGCCATTCCCGCCCGGCACGGTCCTGACGCCCGATCAAATCCCTCAGTTGCTCGGATACAACCGGCACGACGTGGCCGCCACCCTGCAATTCTACCGGCAGTCCGCGGCTGCGCTGGCGTTTCGGGATGAGATGTCGGCCGCACTGGACGCGGACCTGACCAACGCCAGCGACAGCAGCATCGGCTCGAAAGTTTTCATCTCGCGGCTGAACGCGGCACAGCCCGGCATCTGCGGCAAGTCAGGATCTTGGCGGCAAACGCCCCGCGCGCGCATCCCGCTGGCCGATTGCATTTTTCCGTATGTGCAATTCCAGACGCCCGAGTTCAACACCGTGCTGGCCTATCTGCGCGCCAAGACCATCACCAAGACCAAAGGCGCGTTTGATGACCTGACGGCCACCTGCCACGGCCTGACGTTTGTGTTTGGCACCGGAGGTATTCACGGCGCTCAGGACGGCACCACCTGGCGCAGCACGCCCGATCGAGTGGTGCAGGGCCGGGACGTGCGCAGCTATTATCCCAACCTCGCCATCGCTAACCGGGTCTATCCCGCGCATCTGAGCGACGTGTTCTGCGATATTTACAAGCAAGTTTACGACCAGCGGGTCAGCCTGCCCAAGAGCGACCCGCGCAACAAGGCGCTGAAACTGGCCCTGAACGCGACCTATGGCAACAGCAACAGCACGTTCAGCCCGTTCTACGATCCGCAATACACCATGACAATCACAATCAATGGTCAATTATTGCTTTGCATGCTGGCCGAACGGCTGGCCGCTATCCCGTCGCTCGAATTGATACAGGTCAACACTGACGGGGTGGAGTATATCGTTGACCGTGACAGGCTGGCGGAGTGCGACGCGGTATCGGCTGACTGGGAAAAGCTGACCGGGCTGGAACTGGAATCGGACGATTATGCCAGCTTCCACCAGCGGGACGTAAATTCGTATTTGTGTATTGATGCGCGCGGGACCGTAAAATGCAAAGGCGCGTTTGAATATCAGCACGGTCTTGGCCATGGCGACGGCTGGCACAAAAACCAGTCGTGCAAAATCGCGGCCATGGCGGCTGAAGCGTATCTGGTCCGCGGCGTGCCGGTGGCCGAGACCGTGGAGGCCTGCACCGACGCTTATGCGTTCATGCACACGCTCAAAATCCAGCGGTCCGACCGGGTGATGCTGGGCGGCGTGCTGTCCGACTATGACTGCCAGCGGACGCCACCAGACGCCAAGGGCCGCCCGTTCAAGCGCAAGGTGCATTCCGGCGGCGTCGCACAGCAGCGGACCGGCCGCTACTATGTCACTCACACTGGCGGCGCAACACTGTGGAAGATCATGGCGCCGCTGGTCAAATTGCCAGAACACGAGCGGCCCCGGACGATTGAAAAGGACCACGGCGTGAGGATGTGCAATGATCTGCATCATTTTGATTGGGCGTTGCTGGACCGGGGCTTTTATGCGCGGGCCGCTTGGGATCTGGTTCTCAGCACCGGCGGGTGACCACCCGCCGGGACCGGAAGACCACCCAACACAGCCAACGTGCATTATTTTTCGCATCGGCGCAATAGGGCTTGACCGGTCTGGGAATAACTGGCAATAATAGGCCATAGAGACACACCGGCAAGGAGCGACCGACATGACCACCTTCAACCAGATTGACGCGTACACCTACGAAGTCGAAACCCCGGCCCACATCATCTCGATCTGCTTTCAGATTGAGGATTTCGTGACCGTGATGACGCGCAAGCATCGTTTCGGCGGCGTTCGTTATGGCAAAATGAAGGCCTTCCCCAGCGTCGCCGCAGCCGAGGCCGCATACAAGTCCCTGCGCGGCGTTGGCGCCATCATTGCAGCGGATCGCGCGGCATGATGACGGTCGCCGACGTCCTCATTCATATTTGCACCCTGCCCCGATCAATAAGAGATCAAGCAAATATATGCCGCTTTGTCAGTAGCTTGCCGCGCAAAAATGGCACGCCTGCAACCGCCGATCAAATAAGCCAGGCGAACGCATTGGTGAGCGAGGCAGTGATATGACCCACCACACCGAACGCCCCTGCGCCGCCGCCGGACTGACATCCTACCGCTACGGCAGCATTATGATCGGCGCGACCAGCACGCTGGACGCGCTTGTTCAAGCGGACCGATCGCTGACATACGGCGCCGCATCGATCGCCCGACTGGAAATCTGGAACGCCCAAAGCGGGCTTTATGAAAAGGTGCAGCCATGACCGATCTTTATTCACACTACTCCGCCACCCTCGCCGCAGCACGCCGCGCCCTCGCCGATGCTGAGGACGCCCTCGCCGAAGCACGCGCTGCGTCGCGCGACGCACGCAGCGCCCTCGCCGCGGCCTATGACGACCGCGACAATGCCGAGGCCGCAGAACGCTCCGCGGCGCGCCACGCACGCGCATACGCCATCATTGACCGAGACGCCGCCAACGATGTGACACCATGACGATCAGTAAATTCCGGGGCAAACTTTACGCCCTCGCAAAGTTTTTAGCAGATGTGCAGGCCGTCACCCACAAAAACCCCGGCAAGGCCATCCCCAAGCGGATCGGGCGGCGCATCGCCGGTAAACTCACGGGCCGCCTGATGGGCGCTATCTTTCCGCCGAGCAAGTAGGAGCAACGACATGACCAGCAGGAACCACACCGTGAAAACCATCACACCGACCCCGACGCCGACCACGTTCTCCTTCCCGCCGATGACCTGCGCGCGGCGCTCCAATGCGCCGGGACCGATCAGGCCAAGTATTACATCTGCGGCGTGCTGGTCGAGGCCGAGACGCTTGTTGCGCTGGACGGCCACCAGATGCTCACGATCAGGCTGCCCGGTGGCCACCACGTCGGCGCGAAGTGTTTTACGCAAGGGATGGGCGATCCACAGATGCCCGGCGCCACCGGTGCGCCTGAGCGCGCTGCGTTTATCCTGTCCTGTGACGCAGCGGACAAGGCGTTCAAGGCCCGGACGCCCGGCGGAGACCTTTGGGTTTACGGCGACACCAAGACCGGCATCCTGCAATTCGTGGATAACGACGGGACGGGCGGCGCGATGACCCGCGTCGGCGTGCTGGAATTTGAGGTGATCGACGGCACATTCCCGGACTGGCGGCGCGTGGTTGCCAAGGGCGAGGGCGGCGCCGCCAGCCTGTGTTACAGCCCCGCCGTGCTGGCCAAGCTGGTCAAGGCTGGCGACGTGATTGGAAAGGGCCTTCCGATCCGCTTGACCGGCGGCAAGGCTCCGGGCGATCCGATCCGTGTGGATTTCAAAGCGTCTGACCGCCTGCGCGGAACGCTTATGCCGGTGCGGTGGTGACCCTTGCAGATTGGCAAGCGCGGTGGGGCCGTCACATCCCTGCACAGGCCCTTGCCGAACTGTCGGCGGCCCTGAACCCTGCCATGCCCGTCATCGCCCCCACGGCCCGTCACAGTGAGGCTGCGGGGGCGGCACAGATACGTTTGGCCGCGGGCCGGGCTGGCGTGCCGCTTTGGCGGAATAATAACGGCGGCTGCACCGATCAGACGGGGCGCCTGATCCGGTTCGGCCTGGGCAATGAATCGCCTGCTCTGAACGCCCGATGGAAATCCTCGGACCTGATAGGCCTGTTGCCCGTGGTGGTGCAGCCATCGCATGTCGGCCGGACGCTCGGCGTTTTTCTGGCGATCGAGACGAAAAAACCCGGCTGGCACCTGACGCCCGGCGACAAGCGCGGTCAGGCTCAGGCGGCGTTTATCCAATCCGTTCGGGCGTTTGGCGGCATCGGCGGATTTTGCTGCACGGCTGACGATTTTGCAAAATTACTGCTTGACCGGGATGGGAATAGCTGGCAATAATAGGCCATAGAGACACACCGGCAAGGAGACACCGACCATGACCACCACCTACCGCGCCGCATACTGGACGCCCGCAGACTGGACCGGCGACGTTCGGCTGACCACAGAATCCGAGGCGGGTCTTAGCGACGACGCGCTGATGTGTCTGGCGATTTTCGAGATTGAGGCGACGGGCCTTGATCGCCACGACGGCGACGACATCATCATCGGCGAATACGTCGAATAATCCACCAACATTAGGAGTCACAGACCATGCACGGAACCGAAAAACAGATCATCTGGGCCGAGGAAATCAAAGCGGCGTCCATTGCCGCTTGGCAGGAAATTGCAGCCGCGAACCACGCGCAGACGCTCAAATCTCAGGCCCCGCGCCGCCAGCCGCCCGGACAGCCAGCGTGCCGCGGATAACGCCGCCGCAGACGCAGAGGCTGAGGCCGGGTTTGTGGCGCTCGTTGCTACGGCTCTGGACGTGACCGACGCGGTGGAGTGGATCGACGGCCGCGCATTCGGCAATATCGCAAACCCCCAACGCGTCGGTTACCGCGTCAACCGCGCGCACCATATGCGCGAAATCGCCGAGCAGATGATTTCTGACTATCGGAACGCGAAATAAGGAGACACACAATGGCACGTTTGACCAATATCGGCATCTCATCGGCAGAGGTGGCGCGCGCGCTCAAAGACGACGAGATTTGGGCGGAAGCGGTCATCCGCGAATGGCGTAGCGACTGCGCGCCGGTTGACTTTCCTCGGATCGATGCGCTCTACCGCGCGCGCTGGCCTGATGTGTCAGGCGCCGTGCCGGTCCTCACCGCCCTGAAAAATGCGCGCTGGGCAGCGTTCAAATGTAACTACATGGGCAAACCGCATCAGCTTCGCCCGCTGCGCGCGTGGTGGGGCGCCACCGGCGCGCATCCTGAGCCGTGCTGGTTGCTGGACTGCATCGACTTTGATGCTCCTGGCGCCCTGACGAAATCCTTCGCCTGCCACCAGTTCGATACGGCGACATTCAGCCTCTATGACGACAGCTCAACGCCGCGGAGGTGGAAATGAACCGCAACACACCCGGCTCGACCGAAATTCAGGTCCGAGCCATGGCCGCGATTCTCGCGCACCCTCAAGTTTGGCAATTAAAGCACGCGGAGTTGTTTGCTGTAGCCTCAGCCGCGACAAATGGTGAGGCGCTGCGCGGACGCGTCTTGGGCACCATGGAAAAGATCCGAACCGAACGCAGGCTGATGGGGGCTGACAACACTCCCGGAGGAACAGAGATTCACCAACTCGCAATGGGTGCGATACTGTCTCACCCTCAAGTGTGGTTCATGGGCTACGAGCAACTGCACGAAATTGCGAACGAAGCCACCAACCACGGGGCGAAGCGGTGGCGAGTTAAGGGCACGGTCAACGCCATGAGGCGAGAGCGCGGCCTTGAACCGTTGGCAAAAGGGACGTGATGATGAACCGCCGCTGTCGCTATCGCCGTTTACCACCGCCTCAGTTTTTTATCGTGGCCATACTTCTGGCGGCCATGGTTCTGGCAATTTTGCTCGCGGATGACATGGCCCGCGCCCTGCAATGAAAAAACCCCCGGCGCACTGGGAATGCGCCGGGGGTTAATCCAACCGCCCGCATGAGATGCGGGGCGAGCGGTCCGCCTAAGATGCACAGCGCGCGGCCCGTTGTCAATCGCTATCCAGGATGACCAGTATCGGCAGGCATTGCTCGCGGGCGATCGGCATGTCCTCACCTGCCAATGCACCGGCGCATGGCCCGACAAACGGCATGGTGGCGTCAATCACCGCCGCCGCGGTTCCGGTCTGCAATGGCGCGCAGCCGCTCAATCCGGCCAGCATCATTGGCGCCAATCCCAAGATCCGCATTGTCGATTTCCTTTCGCTTGCTGACGTATCGGCGCGCTTCATCGTTCTGCGCCTCTGTGATGGCGTCACGGGCCGCATCGCGCCGCGCGACGGCGAGGACGCCTAGAAAGGCGAGGGCCGCCAGTATCCAGCGCGCTGGACGGCTGGACAGGATCAGCGCGATCATGTTGCCCACCCGCGACGCTTGGCCAGCGCATAGATGCTTTCGACCGCTGCGCCCAACGCGAGAGACAGCGCCATCACAGCGTCAGGGTTGAGCGCCAGCGCCTCGCCAACCTCAGACCCGGCAAGATACCCGATGCCGTAGCGCAGAATGATCCGCGCGAACGGTGCGATGTTTTTCATGGTCGATCGCCTTTGATGAGGGACGCCAGCAGTCCAACGATGGTCGCCCACAGGCCCGCTGCTGGCTCAGGGCTGGGTGCCACCCCAAGGGCGCTCGGCTGCCAGCCCGCCACCTCAAGGGCCGCGGCGAACGCCAGATGGTATGTCCGCACATTGCCGTCTGACCCGTCCGAGCCATTCACAATCCGGCGCGGATGGCTGCGGGGCGGGTTGCAGAGATCGATCGGGAAATCATAGTCAGCCAATTTTTTGCCCGTGAACATTCCGCCGGCCATGCCCTCGACCGCGATCCTGGCCGACACGTCCAGCTTCAGCGCGTCGTCGAAATTGGTGATGCCGAACTTTGCGTAATTGCCCGCATAGGTGATCTGAATCTGGCCGCGCCCGAACGCGCCGCCGCGCCAGTATGGCGATTTGACCCATGGCAGTTTGCCAGCGGCAAAGGCCCGGTCCAGCCTGCGGATCACATCAGCATCGGTCGGGTGCTTGTCTTTGTGCCAAGGAAAAACCGTTTCCTTGATCGGATACATTCCGCGACCGGTCTCGTGGTAGACCTGCGCCAGCACGTTGGCCATGTGATGCAGCGGCAAAGCGTGGCCCGCGTCCAGCAAGGCGTCCACGCCATCCCGCTGCCGTTGCGTCAGGCTAGTCCCGAATAGGGATGAACTGCGAGCGCGCAGAACGGAAAAGAACGTCTCGCGGATCATGGCACGCCCTGCACTGTAACGCTTGGCGGGGTGCTGTTCATGCTCGCAATGTCAATTCCAAACACCGCGAGCATTAGGACCGCCGCAACGCCGATGAAAAATGATTGGGCCATTAGTCGCCTCCCGTGAAAGTTATTTTGCCAGCAAGAAGATTGATCAGCGCGGCAATTATGACAAAAAGAATGGCCCACACTCGTTTGCTTATTGCGTCGTGTGACGCTTCATTCTTGACGATGCGCGCCTCAAGAGACCTCAGCTTTTCTTCGGCGCTTCCACGCCACCGCTCAAGATCGTCGCTCATTGCGCCACCGCGCGCATAGTCGTGCGCCGCGCGTGATCGCCCGAATTATGAGATAGCCGAGCGTTAATTCCGCGATGGCGAGCAAGCCCATAACGCCCCAAGCCCAATGCGGCATGGATTCGAACACGCTGAACAGCGTTTGCTTCACGTCGAGATTGGGCGGCAAAATGCCCGTCAATGCCAGCCCCCCCAATGCAAGATGCGCCTAGGGATGCGGATAGCACGTTCATCCAGGCGCGCGCATACCCCAGACAGGTGACGAAATCGTCATTCATCGCGGACCCTCCCGAATATCGCCGCCGACACGATTGGGCCGAGGACCACAAACGGAGTCGCCAGCAGCCACGCGGCCCATTGCCCGGCCACCGCGTCACCGACCACGAACGCAACGGCCCCCGCGCCGGTAGCGTAGGCCGGTAGGTCGCCGAGAAGCCAATCCCTGCGCACGCGCGTTGTCGGTGTGCGCAGGTATTGCGCCGCCTCCCAGACGCCGCCCCACGCGCCTACGGTGGCCGCTAAGGCAAGCCATGGCGGAGCGCCAAGCGCGAGCGCGCCAAGTGTTGTCCAAGCGGCGATCCAGCCGTGGGATGCTTGGTTTTCTGCAACCGAGTCGGGCGTCGGGCGGGTGTCGCCGTCGCTCGTGCGGAGTGCGCCGAACAGATCGCGCAGGCGGGTGAGGATGAGGGCAAACATCATGCCTCAAGCGCCGCTTTTAGGGCCAGCATATCCGCGCGAGGGGCCGCGACGTCAGCAACGAGACCAGACGAAATATCCCAAGTCACAGTCCGGGCGATTTTCCCGCCAAGGTTATTTTTTATATTTGACCCAACCACCCCGCCCCCGATCATGTCGATCAGAACAGGTGTTGCAGCTAATGCCCCGGGGTATGCGTAACCTGTCGGCCCGGACTGGTTTGGACGGAAATTTGAGCTCGCGACCACAGTGCCGTCAATAAGCAAAAAGCTCTGACGGCCGCCACCTCTCAAGATCGCCTCAAACAGATACCAAGAGTTGCCCGAAATTGTCGCGGGTGACGCATCCAAATCCCTGTCCCAAGGCCGAGGTGTGCCGGTGATCGTGATGCTGCTGCTGTTTGTCCCTATCTGCAAATTCACGTCGGCGTCGTCTAGGCCGAAAAGAAACCGGTTGCCGACCTCGGCCCCAATGTATATCAGCGACATGGTATGAGTGTCCACCAGATCGGCGGTTATTGCTGACCCCGCGGCATTGACAAATTTCATGTAGTCAAAATCGGAGATATTATTTGTCACGTTTACTGCGGCACCGAAATCCGCAACCCATTTGCCATTTACCTGCGCCAGCGTGGGCTGGTTGCCGGAGGTGGTCTGTTTGAAATATGGGTATCCGGCACCCATGCGGTTCCCCCAGTTCTCGGTGAGGGTGCTGCCGCTCGTTTCGTTCGAGCCGTCAAACCGCCCCGCATCCATCCAGAACGTCGGGGTGCCGTAGGCGGCGTAGTCGAACGAAACCGCACCAACACCACGCAGCGTGTCCGCTGTTTGGCGAAGCGTGTCGATAACGCCGTCAATGGCAGCAAGCGATGGAACGCCAGCTGCGTGAGTGTAGACCAGCGCTCGGTTGGCGCGGAGCGCCGTGCCGCGAACCACCCCTGTGGCGTCGTTGAACACAGACCCCATAAAATAGGGCATGTTGGTCGCGGATGCGCGGACGCCACCGTCAAAGGTAAGCCGGTCAAGCTCCGCCCATGCCCGGGTCCCGTCTAGCCCGTTGCCAAACGAGCGGATAAAAGAATTTCCGCTGGCAAGAAGGCGCGCATGGATCACATACCACTTGTTGTAGGCATGGGTCTCAGTGCCGGTGCGGTCCCCAGACTGGTCTGCCGCTGCGGCAGCGTCAGCGTTCTCGAAGATTTTGACCGTCCGTAGCTTGCCATTCAAGAAGCCGAACCGACGGTTCACCACGTCGCCCATAACGTAGGCTTCGCTTCCCGTTGGCATCACTAGGCCAATAATGTCTGTTTGCCGCACGTCAAAATTTGATGCGGTGACGAGCCAATCTGCATCGGCTCCGTCGCCAAGGTCAACGCTTTGGAACCACGGCACGCCATAGCTTGCACCGACCGTCATGTGACGGGCGCTGTCCGACTGGGTAAACGCAGGCAAGCCCGACCCGCTGTCGTTGGGCAGGGTCTGCGTGCCGCCCGCCGTGGCTATGTTGGCAGCGTTGTGGTCCCGCACCAGCCTGCCGCCGAGCGTGATGTCAAACAGACCACCGCCCCGCCGCGTGAGGCCCACGCCTAGTCCAAGTGAAAAGCTCATGCGTTGCTCCTAGCGCGCCGGGTCATGCGATTTTCTCAATTTCGAGGTAAGAGTATAGTTCGCGCTCAGTGTTTGATACCGCAAAGCCAAACCCCTCATTTATCCTGGTGCTAGAGCATCTATGTTGAAGCTCTATTACAGTAGTTCCGCCAAGCGTAAATATACTAGATATGGTGCTTTCTGAGTATCCAGAGAAACCAAGGGTAGCATGACAGGAAGTGCCCAAAGCGATAGTTGCCGATGCTGTCACATTGTAGAGACGCGCCGAGTTAAAATCTACTTTGAACGCCCCAGATCCTCCGTTCACGCGATAGGTTCCCGCTGGAAGTGTAACTTGGTTACTGGCAAGGGATGCGCCACCAATGGTGTTGATCTGTGTCGTATTCAGAAGGCGCTTTCTCCATGCGCCGGATGTAAACGTGCCACCGTTTGTGCCGCTGGCCTGCGTTTCCTGCACGATTAAAAAGGTGTTTGCAATCCCGGTCAGCGCGGACCCGTCGCCGATAAACGAGTCTGCCGTAACCGCGCCGCCCAAGCTAAAATCACCCGCATAGCCGTCGTAAAGCAGGTCTTTCCACGCGCCGCCAATCCGCGCCGAAAAGTCGGTGAGGTTCGTGCTGCCAAGCCCCGAAAGGCGAAGCTTGCCGTTTGCGGTCCCTTGGACATAGGCCACCGTCGCGTCAACACGAAGCTGCGCCTTGTCGTCTCCATCCGCCGCGTCGGTGTCTTGCACAACAAGCGCCGCAGCCGCGCCCGCGCTGGTAATAACGCCAGACGCCGACACCGTCGTGAACGCGCCCGCCGCCGCCGTGGTGCCGCCGATGGCCGTAGCCTCAATCGTGCCCCCGGTGACGGTCACTGCGCCCGCGCCCTGCGTGGCAATCGTGCCAAGCCCGAGCGCCGTGCGCGCCGCCGATGCGCTGTTCCCGCCCGTGCCGCCCGCCACAATCGGGCGCACCGTGTTCGCGTCGGTTTGTAAATCGAGCAACGGCGTATTATGTTGAGCCGCAGTCGCGTCGTCACCGTCAACCACGATGGACCCCGCCGGGAGGACGTATGCGCCAGCGCCGTTTCGTGCCATTTAGGAGGCTCCTGTGTTCAAGTCGATTCTCTCGACCCTTGCAATGATGGTAGGCGCTAGCGCGTTTATGATTGCGTCTGTCTTTGCGGTGGACTGGATCAAGCCGCGCGTGCCCGACATGCCCGAGATGCCCCGAATAGTGCTCACCGTCGATGGGGAGTCATACCACATCAGCGGGCCATGGTGAAGCCAGAGCCAGTGCTCTGAATAAGCGCCTCAAGTATCCGCTTGGTGTTCCCGCTGATGGCGCTGTTTCGCGCCGCGCCGGTTTGGCTGTCCATCAGCGCCTTGACCACGGCCTGCGCCTCGGGGCCTTGCGTCGTCAGCATCCGCGCAATGTCGTCAAGGCTCTTGCCGCTCGGCAAGCCCACAATCGCGTCAACGGCCTCGTTGATCGGCTGATACATGGCGTTTTTAGCGCGTTGCATAACGCCCATTCTTACGCCGTCAGCATCCACCATTGGCGCAATTTCTTTTTGCGCTTGGATTCTGGGTGCCGTGGGTGATCCGCCGATAACCGCCTGCTTTGTCCCCTTGAACGCGGTTTCAGCATCGGCCTGCTTTTTTAGCTTTGCCGCAGAGCCATCGCCAAATATCAGGTCGATTTTCTCTTGGTTGGCGCGCTTGTTAATTAGGTTGATTCCCGCGCCGCCCTCACGAACACCGTTCGCCATTTCAAAGTCCAGCGCCTCGCGCGCCGCCGTCCGGAATGCGTCTTTCTCCGGCTCCGAAAGGTCAGACGCCCACCGCAGGCCGAGGTCATCCGCGCGCGATCCGCGCTTGAGGAAGTTTGCGCCGTCCTCCGCTGCGTCGTCCAGCGCTTTGCTGTCGGCCCAAATCTTGCGGGCGTCCTTGTAGCCGGGCAGGGTGTCAAGCTGCTCGTCGAGGTCGCGCATGACCGCCCGCAGCGTTGCCGCCTCGCCAGCCTTGCCCGCGATTTCAGCCGCTCGCGCTTCGTCCGAAAGCCTCACCCGGATGTTATGAACCACGATGGGTCGCGAATCCTCAGCCAAGTCCGTCGCAATGCCCCGCAGGCTCGAATATCCCGCCGCCCGGTCGGCAATCGTTGACTCGATGCGTTCAAGCGAAGCGCTTACGTCCAGTGGTGTCGGGATGGCCTTCGCCGATTCATAAAGCGGGCTGGCGTCACGATTGCGCGACATTTCGCGGACACGCTCGGCAAGCGCCCGGTTTTCAACAGGCCCGCCTACATCGTTCATGGCGCGGCTCAGCCTGTCAGGCGTCGCCTTGTCGCGCCCCGAGAGCGCTTGCTGCAATCGTGCTGCGCCCTGCCCTGGATTGCCAGCCACAGCACCGCCGACGGCCTGTGTGTTGATGCCAGCGTCAAGCGGCATTGCGTCCGGCCCGAGGTCACGCAAATACTGCTCAATCTCCGGGTTGGCCTGCGCGTCGCGCTGAAACGACCGCGAGGCCGCACGCGCCGCGCCGCGCGTGTATCCGAGGTCGCTAACCGCGCGCCCAGCCGGAGCGGCGGTGTTACCCACCATGCGACCGGATGCCCGTGGCGGCAAGCGGGGCCAATGCGCCAATGCCTCCGCCAGCGATGAGCGGGCCAGGCTCAAGCGCCTTGTCGGTGCGGTTCGCAAACCCCTCCATAACCGTGTCGCCCTCGCCGCGCGCAAACCCGCCCAGCGCCGCAGCCCCCGCGCCGATTGCGCCGTTGGCGAGCATCTGAGTGCCAAGCCTCGCGCCTTGCATTCCCTTCATTGCCGCGCCCATGGGCAACAGCGACGCAAGCCCACCGCCCACCACTTCGCCGCCCGAATAGGCGCCCGGAAACGCCTCTTGCGCGGCGCGGTTGCGCCCCCGCGTTCCGTCTAGCGATTCCTGATATGGCGAGCCGATTGCGCCGCCTGTGAGCATATTGCCCATTCCGCTTGACGCCGCCGAAAGCTCATCGCCAAACCCCAGCGTGACGCCCTGCGCCGCGCCGCGATACATGGCTTGCGTTTCGCCCATGGCCGCGCTGTCAGCGGGAGCCGAAGCGCGAAGTTGCTCAAGCGTTGCGGCCTCCTCGGGGCGAAGGTCGCCCATGGCCTCAAGCTTTTCTAAAAGCTCAAGCGCCCGGCTGTTGTTGCTTGCCGCCGCATATGTCGGTTCGCTCATTTCGCGCCTCCTCGTGCAAGCTCTGCGCGAATTGATTCCGCCGACTGGACCTCGCCATACAGCGCCGGATTGGCCTCACGGCGAGCCTTGAGCGTGTCGCGCAGGGCTTCGTCGGCCTTGCGGAACTCCGCCATCACAGCGCCCTTGTCCATCAGGTCAACGCCATACCGGCCCGAGATTTGTGAGATTGCGTAGTTGTGTTGAGCGATAGCCCGCATACCCGCGATGATTTCCGCGTTGCCCTCCGGCTTGTTGATTAGGTTGGGGACCGACGCGCGGAACATTCGCACGTCACCGTCCGACATAGCGCCAGAGCCTTCGGGCCGCTGCGCCGGGATCATCTGGTTGAGCAACGCCGACGCGGCCTGAGAGGCCCCGCCTGTGATCTGGATGCCCAGCGTGTCGGTTGCCCATTGGCCCCACGCTTGAGCGGTTCCGGTCCCGGCTTGCGACAAAAGCCCTTCAAGCTGGTCAAGCTGCCCAAGCTGCTGCGCGTATGTCCCGCCTTTGGCCGAGGAGGTCGCCATAGCCCCGCCGAACCCCTTCATCATCGCCTCAACGCCCGCAGCGTTTGCTTCGGCCATCGGGTCGGGAGCCTGAGCGCCGTTGACGGTAATGTTCGTTCCGGGCGAACCCGCTTTTCGCCAATCGGCAAAGCTGCCCCCGAACCCGTTGCGCTGCGCATACTCAAATTCGCGCACAGCCGAGGGCACATCGGCCTGCGGCCCGCCCTCAGCCGCTTTCACCTGAGCCTGAAGCATCCGCATTTCGAGCGCCGCTCGCGGGTCGCCCATCGCCATCTCCTGCTTCAAAGCCTGCTCTAGGGCAATCTTTTGCCCCGGGCTTGCAAAGCCTGACCCGAGAAGCTCGGCGATTTGATTGATGCGCGATTGATCCGGCCCCGTAGCGCCCGCAGGGGCGCGCATGGCGGGCTGCCCCCCCATCGGAGCGCCGCCCATGGCCAGAGGCGCAGCGCCGCCCTGTGGCTGGCCCTGTGGCTGGCCTTGTGGCGCGAGCGTGTTGACGTAATTCTGCGTTTCCGGAAAATTCGGAATGCCGCCCGCACTGGCAACCGCGCCCGGACCCGCGTTGTAGGCCGCAAGCCCAAGCCGAGGATCGCCGCCCTGCTCGCGCATCATGGCATCGCGGTAAGCCTCCCCAAATGCCACATTAACCTCGGGATCGCGCAACAGCGTTTGCAGCGTCACCGGGTCGTCTCTCGGAACGTCGCGGCCCATGGATCGCGCCATGTCGAAGATGTTCGGCACGCCAAACCCCGGATCGCGCGCCGTCGCTGGCATGACCTGCATCAGCCCGGTCGCGCCCTTGGGGCTTACGGCGTTCGGATCACCGCCGCTTTCAGTCTGAATTTGTCGCGCGGTCAGGTTTTCCGGCGTAAACGTCTCAATCGGCGCACTTGGAACGGGCGCGGGCGATGGCGCGAACGAAGTCGGCGCGGGGTCAGTGGGGGCCATTAGCGCGGCGAACGCATCATTGACGCCCTTGCGCCCGGCCTCCTCAGAGCGTGACGCCCGCCGGGCCATAATGACCCCCGCGATTGCATTGCCGATTTTGCCAATGCCCTCGCCGACGTTGCGCGCCTGCGGTCCTCCAAACGCCATTTGCTCGGCAATCTTGCGCTGGCGCTGCACCTGCTCAAGCGTCATGCCGGTGTTGCCGCCGAAAATGTTACTCATTTTGTTACCCCTTCGGCGTTGGCATCATGTAGGCGCCGCCGATTGCGCCGCCCGCGCTAAACAGCCCGCCCATGAGCGAATTATACGCGCCCATTTCCTGCTGGTAGTTGGACTGCTTTTGGGCAAAGTTTTGATTGACCAAGCCCGCCACATCGGTCGTCGCGGCTCCGCCCGGCATGACCGTTTGCGTCGCCGGGTTGCTCACCTGCGCGCCGCTCATCAGCGCCGTGATTTCGTTAATCGGCTGGTTCCGCTCCGCCAGCCCCTCGGCAAACGCCTGCCCTCGCCCGCTCAAGAGAAGCGAATTATAGGCGTCGTTTTCCTGCTGGCCCATCGCCGACATTTCGCGCGAATAAGCCTCGGAGCCGGGCGTGATGCCCTGGTTGGCAAGCCGCGACTGCAAGTCGTTACGCCGCTGCCCCATGATCGGGTCAAGCCGCTCGCGGCCCAGCCCCATTAGACGCTCCTCGGTCGCCGAAGTGTCAAGGTTCATGCCTTCGCCGAGGTAGTCGCGCAGGAACCCTGACTGGTCAGCCGCCGCGCCCGCGAGATTGGTTTGCGCCATCATTGTTTGATCGCGGATCGCCTGCGCCTCGGGCGATAGCGATTGCGTCGAAGTGTATCGCGGGACCGTATACGATTGCTCGGTGAACGGATCGAAATACGAATAATCGCCCGTCTGCTCATAAGTCAGGGAGCCGTCGGGCGTATATTGATCCATCATTTGCATGGCGTTGTTAGAA